ATGTGCACATAGTAGGCGGCAGGCTGCACGGTGTTGCTGCGGCCGTAGATGGCATTAGACTTGGACGCATCCAGACTGAACTTATATACATCAGAAAAGTTATTGTATTCGCCCGTAGATGCGATCTCGTTGCCGGCAGTGAATGCGCCGGATACCTTATGTTCACCCTTTTTTACATCCGCGACAAAAGAGCCTGTGATGTTCGGCAGTCCGGCCTCCACGGTGCTGCCTGCTGCGTGGCCGCTGCCAGCACCCATCAGTACCCGGTTCTGCGCAATCTCCTGCCATGTACCGCCGAACAGTGCGGCAGGGCTTGTACGGGCGGTGCTCTGGTAGATGCTGCCCACGGGAAAAGGATTCACGCTTTTCAGCAGTGCGTCCACCTCGGCACGGGTGTAAAAGCTCCTGCTGTCCACCTCGGCCTGCAGGCTGTCCAGCATGGCCTTTGCCTGCGTCTGCAGCTGGGCGGTGGGGATCCCCGTCACGCCGTCCCGCATCACGCCGCAGACGGTCTCGTCCGCGCGGGTGTCGGTGATGTCGGCGGCGGTGACAGCGGTGGAGCCTGCAGGGCGCTTGATCTCGGCAAGGCAGAGGTCGTAGATCAGCTCGGTGCGGGTGATGGCCGGGGCAGCAGGCCCGGCAGAATTCGGGACACCTTCCAGCACCTGCAGGCGGGTCTTTTTGGCGGCGGCATCGTAGCGCAGCACGATGCGGTCAATGCGGCTGCGTACAGGGTCCGCTTCGGTGAGCACCACGGTGGTGGGCTGCTCCATGATGATGCTGCGGCCCTTGAACCGTGCCGGGCGCACCCATGCCTGACCGGCGCTCACCTGCACGCTCAGGCCGCCCTGTGCTGTGACAGCAAAATCCTCCTCGGCGCTGTACACGCCGCTCAGGCGGGTGGCAAGGTAACCCGAAGCGTCGTCGGCATCGTAGGTGATGCCGTTTTCAGGGTAAGTGATGATATCAGCCATAAAGTCCTCCTTTTCAGGTTTTGTGCCAGCTGGGCGTACCCAGCCGGATGGTGCGGGTGGTGCCGCTGTCCTCACTCTGGGTGATGATGTCGGCTACCCGCACCATGGCAGTGTAGCCCAACTGGGGCAGGCTGGCGCTCAGCACGTCGCCCACCTGCAGGGTGTCGTCGTCCACGTCAAACTCGATGGACCCGGTGCGCAGCTGGGCCAGCAGCTTTTCGCCGCCCCGGTCAGCCAGCTTTTCCAGATAGCTCTGGCTGGTGCTGGTCTCGCCGTCCTCCGGCTGCACGTCACGGGCATCGACGTACATTTCCCGCCGGTCGGAGCCGGTGGCGTTCACATCCCCCACCCAGACGGTGGCGCGCTCGTCACCTTCGCCAGCGCCCTGCACGAGGGCTACGTTGGCGTAGCCGGTGTCGGCAAAGCTCCACCCGGCATTCAGCAGATTGCCCCACTGGGGGCTGTATCTGCGGTTCGGGTCGAAGGTGGGCCGGAAACACTCGAAGAGTAGCTTTTTCTTGCTGCCCTTGCCGTCCAGCACGATGCGGAACCCCAGATCACAGGCCTGCCCGATGGTCTGGCAGTAGTCGAAAATACTGCCGCCGGAGGTCTGCTTTTCAAAGACCGTGTCAAAGCCGTACTCGGTGCCCAGCGCAAGGCGGGGCCACGGCTTTGCGGCACTCACAAGGCTGCGCATGGCGGCTTCGGCGTTCTGGTTCTTGATGCTCACCGCAGACACCCGCTTGGTCAGCAGCCACGTGGCCGGGTAGCCGGACACCACAAGGTTTGCGTCCTCGTTCTGGTTGGTGCGGGAGCAGATGCGCATGGGGATGCGGGGGGTCTCGTCGCTGCGCACCAGCCAGCGCCCTTCCTGCAAAAGCTGCAGATTCTCGGCGGTGGGCCGCACCTCAAGGGTAAAACTGCCCTCGGAGTAATAGGGGCTGTCCCAGTAGAGGGAGTGCCATACTTTTACCCAGCCCACGCGGGCAAGGGTGTCTGCGTCCAAAACGTCTATTCTCATAGCGGTTCGGGCAGGATGCCCGCCTCCATCGGGTAAAAGCTGACGGCAGCCTGCAGGTAGCCCGCGCCGTTCTCGGCCTGCATGGAGAACACGTTATCGCCGGGCTGCAGCTCGGTGAGGGTGCTGTCCTCGTCCAGCTTTGCAAAGATGTTCTCGGTCACGCCTGCCCGGGTCAGGGTGCAGGCCAGCCGGTCGGATGTGCTGCGGTAGATCTCCAGCGTCTCGTCCGGCTGCAGGGTCAGGTCAAAGCCGATGAAGGCCCCGGTCTGCAGATCCACCACCTTGGGATGTGTCACCGGCATGTCGCACCGCAGGGTGGCCGTGAAGGGCACCGGAAGGCTGCCCTCGTTGCGCAGCACTGCCGCCGTGCCGTCCCGCTTGATGCCGTAGATGTGGCTGTCATAGCAGATGGGGAACCGGAACGCTTTCTCATACCCGCCCAGCACGCTGCTGACGGCATTAAGGTCGTACCAGAAGGGCTTTTCGCTGTAGAGCATGAGCGAACAGCGCGGCTGCGGCGTGTAGCTGGAAAAGTAGGGCGTTTTCTGCAGCACGAACCGGGTGAAATAGTGGTCTCCAAAGTACAGGGTGCCCTTGGTGAAGTAGGGCAGCTTTTTGCTGAACGCCCGGGCATTGTCCAGCGCATACGCTCCCCAGAACACCACATCGAGGGTACGGGACACGCCGGAGACGCTCTGCCCTTCCACGGTTGCCCCGACCTGATTGATGCCCTGCGCGGTCTGCAGGTCCACATCCACCCCGTTCAGCGGGTCGAGAAAGTAAGGGGCATCGTAGTCCCAGCCCAGATGCAGGACGGCACCGGCATCTGTCACAATCTTGAGATGATCTTTAAAGAGCATAGTGTCCTCCTTTCATCGTTTGTGGGCCTTGGCCTTGTCGGCTTCCCAGCGGGCTTCCCGCTGCTGTGCGGCTGCGGTGTCGTGGCCGTTGTAGAAGTTCTGGATGATGTTGGTATCACCCTCCCGGTGGTAGCTGTTGGCAGCAGACACCACCTGTGCAGTGCCGGAAGCGGCCACGGTTGAGCCGAGGCGCATGTTGTCGGAAAGCACCAGCGCCCCCGCCTGCCGGATCATGTCGGCGAGGGCAGAGTTTGTCTTTTCCAGCGCCTTGGTGTTGGCGTTGATGGCATCTTCCAGACTGCCGGTGCCGGTGGTGATATCCACGCTGCCCATGCCGCCGGAGCCGGAGGACCCGCCGGAAGAGCCGCCGCGCCCGGACGAACCTTTCTTACTGAAAGAGCCGCCGATCGAGGCAACGATGCCCGCGATGACGGCAGCAAGGGCTACGCCCGCTGCGATCATCAGCAGAGCCTGCGGAGTGCCAAAGCCAGTAGGGAACAGCGCCGCAGCGATGGCATCCAGCATTGCTACGAACGCGCCGCCGATAGACCCGATCAGGCCGCCCAGCGAAGCGAGGATCTCCGGGAATGCAGAGATCAGGCCGCCTTTCATGCCCTGACTGATGGCAAGGGCCGCATCGCTCAGCGGTGTTTTCAGCCCGCCGAAGATTTCTATCAGGGTGGAGCCGAGGCCCTGCGCCTGCTGCCAGACCTCAGAGAAGCCGCCGGTCAGGCCGTTCACGATCTGCCCGCCAAGGTCGATAGCTCCCTGCACCAGCTGATCGCGGGCACCGCCCAGCGCTTCGTTGAGCTTAGTCACGATGCCAAGGGCAAAATCATCGACCTGCTTCTTCTGGTTGGCAGTCAGACCGCCGTAGATGGTGTTTGCCACCCACTTGCCGACGGAGAGCCAGTCCTGATTCTTGACGGCGGTGTACAGATCATCGAAGGTGCCCAGAATGCCGGTATCTGCTTCGGTCTGGATCTCCTTCCACAGGCCGTCAAAGGTGTCAGCGCTGGACTTTTTGATCTGCTTGGCCACCTGCACGGTGCCGTCGGCGGCGACGGTCTTGATCTTCTCCACCGTCACAAGGGCACCGTCCACCACGTCGTCGTAGACCTCGGTGATGACCTGCTTCTGGGTCTCGGTGCCGTCGGTCAGGGTCTCGGTGACGGTCTGGGTGGTGGTCTTGACCCCGTCTGCCAGCGTCTCGAAGGTGGAGGTGACTGTCTTGGCTGTCTCCCGCACCGTCTCCATGGTCTGCTTGACGGTCTTGGTACCGTCCGCAGCCACCTCTGTGATGGTTTTCACATCCTTCAGCACACCATCCACCATCTGCCGGGAAGTCTCGGTGATGACCTGCTTTTGCTGTGTCTTGCCGTTGGAGAGCGTTTCGGTGATGTTTTCGGTGGTGCGGGTGATCTTGCCGTCGATTTCGGTCGTGGTGTCCGAGATAGACTTGACGACTTCTGCGGCGGCCTGCTTCGTGGCCTTGCTGGCCTTCTTGGCTCCGCTGGTGATGGCCGGGTAGGGGTTCGCGGCTGTCTGGCTCCCGGCACGGCTGCTGCCGTTGCCGGAGCTGCTTGTGCCCTTCGGGACCCATCCGTTGTCATCGTCCCATTCGAGGTCTTTGTGGGAGCTGTTCCACTGTTTCGCGTTCTTGCGCTTGTTATAGTTGCCCATGTAGCCGTTGTAGGCGGCATTGTAGGCGTCCTGTGCCGCACCGACACCGTTTTTCAGGTTTGCCAGTGCAGCCGCCGCGCCCCTGATTTTGGCGACCAGCTCATTGATCCAGTCCACCACCGTGCCGATGGCGTTCTGTGCGATCTTTTTCACAGACGCAAATGCGGAGTTGACGGCATTGCGGAAGGTCTCGCTGGTCTTGTAGGCCGTCAAGAGGCCTGCCGCCAGAGCCGCCAGCGCCGCCACTACAAGACCGATGGGGTTCGCCTTGAGAACCGCGTTCAAACCTGCCTGTGCGACTGCAAGACCGGTCGCCCCGGCTTCTGCCGCTTTGTGGGCAGCGGTCATGGCCGTGGTCGCGGCTGTGTGGATCACTTCGATTGCAGTAGCGGCGGCTACATAGCCCTTGTAGGTCAGGAATGCTGTTCCGGCAGCGGCCACAACAGCCGTTGCAATGCCGATGGTCTCCTTGAGCTGGGCCATCTTCTCGTCGCTGTCGAGGAAGGAGACCACCACCTCGTTCAGCTTGACAACCAAATCACCCAGAGCCGCAAACAGGCCGCTGGTCAGCTCACCGGTCAGGGCGCTGACATTATCCTTCAGGGTGGACATGCGCCCGCTGAAGGTCTGGCTGGCTTCCAGCATACCGTTGTAGAACTGCCCGCCCTGACTGGTGGCGGCTTCCACAGCTGCTTCCAGCTCGCTGAAGCTGACCTTGCCATCCGAGATGCGTTTGTACAGGTCGGACATGCTCTCGCCGGTGGCGTCGCAGATCTGGTTCAGCGGGTTGAATCCCGCATCGATCATCATGTTGACGTTTTCCAGCGTGACCTTCTGTGCCGAGGACATCTTGCCGTAGGCGCGGGTCAGGGTCTGCAGCTTTTCGGCGTTGCCTAGCGAGATATCGCCCAGTCGCTGCAGCACGCCGGTGGTGTCGTCTGCCGCGATGCCGAACTGCAAAAGGGTCTGGGTGCCGCTGGTCAGATCATCCAGCGAGAAGGGCGTGGATGCCGCCATCTTGCGAATTTCGGAAAGCTTTGTTGCGGCGGCTTCCTCGCTGCCCAGCATGACCTTGAAGTTGGTCAGGTAGCTTTCCATGGTGGCGTTGTAATCCACACCGCTCTTGACCACCTCGGCCAGCTTGGACGATGCCTGTTTTGCAAAGTCCGCGATCATCTGACCGGCGGCTACCGTCCACTTGCTGGTGCTTTTTTCCGCCGGGTCGCTGTTCAGCCTTACTTCGCCGGTGATGCTGAAATCTGCCACTGTGTCCACCTCTCTCCATTCCAAAAGAGCGCGGGCACAAGGGCACAGGCTGTTATAACTTGATCTCTACCTCCCGCTTACAGGCGGGATTTTTGCATTTGACCCACACACCGGCAGCTGTGGCGTGCGGCTCTGCCCACACCGGCAGCGCCCGGCCGCAATAGGGGCAGGGCACCGGGGAGCGGCTAGTGCCGGAACCGCGCAAGGAACGCAGCGTCATGCTCTTCGACGGACACGACACGGGCTGCACCCCCTCTCAGCTCAGCAGGCAGGGCAAAGCGCTCCTGCAGGTCGGCGTAGCGGTCGCGCATACTGCCCTCGTACTCGGACAGGTCCATGGTGCGCCAGCTCATGATCTTTGCCATGAGGGTATCTTCCGGCAGGGCGGCGAACAGCGCACGGAACCGGAACCAGTGCACCTTTTCGCGGGTCAGGTCGATGCCGTAGGCCTGCTGGAATGCCGCCACGATGTAACCGGCATCACACTGGTAGTCGAAGGCAAGACCGGAAGAGGGCGCGGTACTGTTTTCAGCCGCGGCGCTTTCGGCTGCTTTTTCGCCAGCCTTATAAAACTCGATCATATACCCGTAGGCGTCGATGATCTTCTGAGGGTCATTCAGAAAACAGTGTGGGTCTTTGTAAAAACGCCAGAGGGCGCTGACCGCAAAACCGATGGGATCATCTCCTGTCTGGCCGCGCACATAGGCGTTGACCAGCCAGACCATGGGCCGGAAATCCGGGATGATCTCGTGTCCGTGCCACCGGGTGGGCAACTCGTCCAGCAGCAGATCAGACATGGCGCTCTGCGGCGATCTGCAGTGCGTATGCCGCCAGCTGCTGCATGGCATCAGGATCATCCCGCAGGGCATTCATAGCCTGCCGGGCATCGATCAGCCGCTCGGTTTTCTGCTTTGCGGATACCTGCGCATCCACCCGCTCCACCATCTGGGCGGCAGGAGGTGCGGGATAGCTCACGGGCGGCTTATGCCTGTTCTTTTTGGCCTGTGTCCGGCGCTGCTCCCGGTTCATGGGCTGGGCAGGCTTTGCGGCATAGCGCTGCTTCTCGGCGGCAAAGGCATTGCCCAGCTCCTCGATCACGTCATAGATGGGGGCCATGTAGTTTTCGTTAAGCCCCAGACGGGCGGACGAGCCTGCACCGAGGATCTCGTCGATGCAGTCCATGGCAATGCGTGCCTGTGCACGTGCATGGTCGCCCAGACGGACGCCGCCGCGCTGGAACTGCTCTGCTTCCTCGGCGCTCCTGCGCTGCATCCGCTCGTTGGCGTCCTCAAAGCGGTCAAGGCCGTTGGCGTTCATCAGGGAAAATTCAAATTCCTGTCCACAAATAACCATGTTCTGGCTCCTTTCAGTTGAGCCGTGCCCCGGTTCTGCCCCGGAGAAAACTAATCACGGCATAAAAGATCCCCGTTCCGGGTATGGAGCGGGGACTGTGTTTGAAAAAAATCAGCCCTTGACGGCCTTGGCAGGCTCAGCGGACTGGGTGGCGGGGTTATAGTCAAACTCGTCCGGCGTGCCGATGGCCTTCACGTCGCAGGCAAAGGTGGCCTTGGAACCGGCTGCACCGCCTACGTCGCTGGTGACGATGATGGCAGCGCGGCCCTTTTCGCCCTTGCCGGTGCGCAGGCTGAAATAGATGTACGGCACGATGATATCGCTGCCGGTACCGTATACGATCTTGTGGCTCAGCACAAAATCCTGAAAAGCATCGCCCACGCAGCGGTCACCGTTGACGGCAAGGGTGCGCTGGGTGCCGGTCTTTTCGGTGACGTTGCCGGTGCGGATGTACTGGGCATCCTCGGTGGTGGCGTTCAGAGAGCCGGAATGCTCCTTCACATGGTCGGCGCAGACGATCCACTGGCTTTCATTGGTCTGGGTGCTCTCGATTTGGAACGCCAGCACAAAATCGTTCGCCGTCTCAATGCCGGTATACGACGCGCTGGGCGTGATGCCGGACTTGGTAATGGCTTCGGATACAGTCATATCAAAACTCCTTTCATTTTGGCATGTAGTAGGTCAGGCGCATCTGCAGCTGCATCTTACAGCTGCCCGCGCTGTTTGTGACGATGTAGCCGCTGTTCGTCACGGCAATGCCGGTGGGGGTTTTATTCCCGCCGCAGGCCGAGAGGTCGGGCAGGTTGTGCCGGGCATCCTGCCGCATGACCCACTCGGTGAGCTGCTCGAAAAAGCCGCTGTTCTGAATGTTAACGGAATCCATCTCGCTGTACTCACCGCGAGACAGAAAGAGGTAATTCTTCGCCATTTCCCAGCCGGAGATGTACTCGGTGATGATGGGATCACCGGGGCTGTCCTCGATGGAAAAGGCGGTGGATTCTTCTTCCAGTCCGGCAATGCGGAAAGCCGCGCCGGTGGCTTCCTGCTCGTCGGCGATCAGCGGGCAGGTCTTGAGCCATGCCCGCAGGGCGGCAATGGTGGGCTTTACGGTTTCGCTCATTTGTTCCCTCCCAGAAACTGCTTTGCGGCATCATGGGCGAACTTTTCAAGCTCGTCCTTGTGGTCGGCAATGGCGTTTTGTCCCCAGTAGGAACCGCGGTGACGTTCCGTTTCGCCCTTCGCGCCGTGCAGGTCGGTGCCCCGTTCATGCAGATAATACTGCCTGCGGGCATAGGGCGTATTGTACACCAGCAGACCTTCCTTAAAATTGGATGCCTGATTCACGCTGTTCTTCAGCGCGCCGGTTTCCAGCGGCACATATTTGTCCACAACATCGACCACTTTCTGTGAAAAGGCAAACTGCAGCCTTGCGAACCGTGCGTCCATGTCGGCCTGAAAGCCGGGACGGAATGTGATCTTGAAATCAAAAACCGGTGCGCTCATACGATCAGCTCCCTTCCACGTGCCAGTGGGGCAGCAGCGGCTCCCGGTTATCGGAGACAGCCGCTGCCGTGCAGCATAGGTGCGTTTTTTCGAGTTTGGCATACTCGGCTTCGGTCAAGGCAGGCACCGCGCCCTGCACCAGCTTCCAGCCGCGTTTCAGGGTCCAGTGCTTGGTCTTTTCCGCTGCAGACAGCGCCGCCCACTGGGCATAGGGCAGGTAGCCCATGGTGCACACGCTGGCCGGGATGCGGATGTGGGTGGTGCGCTCCGGGTTCTTGGCGGTGCCGGAGCCGGAGGTGGAGCGGCATTCCCGCCAGCTGCAAAACGGGAACACCCAGCACACCGGCCTGTCCGTCTCGGTGGCGGTGTCGTGTATGAGGTTCACCACAGTAACAGCTGTCTGCATCACAGAATCCCCCTGTACAGCAGGCCGTGCGGGTCACTGCCCAGCGCGGTGCGGATGATCTCATAGGCTTCCTGCCGGGTGGCTGCGGTCACACTGGCATTGCTGCCAAAGGTGACGCTGTAGCCGTCGTTTGAGACGCTGGCAGCACCAGGCACAGCGCCCGCCGCAGATGCAGCGGCCAGCAGGCCGACGATCTGCCCGCAGGCATCCGCCAGCGCTTCCCGGCAGGCCTCGCACCCGGCGGCGTGGCTCTCCGCCCGGCCAAAGGTGGCGGCATCGATCATGCGGGAAGCCCGGCTGCACAGCACCCCGAAGGCGGCTTCCGGCACTGTACCGCCCGCCGCCGCATACTGGTCATAGGTGCAGTAGAGCATGGCCTTACGCCTCGATGCGCTTGATGTACAGGGTCTTGGGCTTGGACACCTTGATGCCGTACACCTTGCGCCCCTGCACAGCGGATGCGCCGATGTACTTGCCGGAGCCGCCCAGATCCTGCAGGTGCACCGGGGTCTGCCACTCCATGACGCGGTGGCACCAGTTGGGATGGCCGCAGATGAACTCGGTGGTGGTCTTTTTGGTGGCCACGCGGGTGGCGTTCTCAAAATCCATGTTGTTGGACTCGTACACCGCAAAGCCTGCGATCTGGCCCACCGCGCCGGCCTGCACCAGCTGCTGGGACAAATCGCCCTGCTTGATGAAGCGGTCGTCCTGCATGAGGATCTCCAGATACTCGGGGCTGACGATCATCCAGCGGCCGGCCTGCGGCACGCCGTTGCGGCTCAGGGTGCGCTTTGCAGCCAGAGCCTCCTTGTAGGCGGTGGAAACGGTGCAGGCGGTCTTGGTGGCGCTGATGTTGGCACCCGCTGCGCCCTGCAGCGCCTCGATGGACTTTTTGTCGATGGACAGAGCCATGGAGTAGCCTGCGCTGTCCAGACGCTCGGCGGTGATGTCGTCGGGCACGGAAGCGGCGTCGAAGCCGTCGATGATCTCGTTCACGGCCTCGTCGTTGTCGATGTCCAGATCCAGATAGGTGGTGGTGCCGGCATCGGCATCCACGCCGTTTGCCTTGTCGTAGGCCTTGACGGCAACCTCAGTGTCGCGGACAGGGATCTTGACCTTACCGGCCTTGGGGCTGCCCTCGTAGCGGTTGTTGAAGATGGTATTGTCGCGGGTGACCAGAGTCGCACGCAGCTTTGCATCCACCAGAGCGGAGTAACGCTCCTGACTTGCATGTGCCATAGAAATCTCCTTTCGTTGTTACAGGTTCAGTTCAGGGTTCAGGGATTTGAAAGCGGCTTCCACACCATCGCTCTCGTTGGCGGGCGGTGCACCGTGCTCGGCTCCGGTGGAGACCACGGCCACACCGGCTGCACCGTCCTCGCCGAACGCCCATGGGTTGGCCTTTGCGGCATCGTCCAGTGCCTTTGCAATGTCGGTACCGCGGTCGGCAGAGCCCTTCAGGGCGTCCAGATCCAGCAAAGCACGCACTGCCTTGACGCTGCGGCCCTTTTTGCCCAGGATGGCGGCGTCCAGCGCGTTATCAAAGGCAAAGCCCTCGGCCTGCGTCTTCATGTCGGCCTTCAGCTTGGTGACCTGCTCCTGCAGGCCTGCCACGTCCACGCCGTCAAAGGCTTTCAGGCCGTCCTGTGCGGTCTTGAGCTGGGCGTTTGCGTTGTCAAGCTGGGTCTGCAGGGCGGTGGCTGCAGACTTCTCCCGGTTGATGTCTGCGCCGTTCTCCTGCATGATCCAGTTCAGCTGTTCATCGGTGATGCCGGGGATCTTGTTCTTCACGTCTTCACGCTTCATGGTGGAAACTCCTTTCGTGTGTGAGACCTCAGTTTTTTACACTGTTCTCTGTCAGTATTCGGTCGTGGGCGGGGTACGCGCCGCCCGCCGCATGGCACCGTTTGCAGGACTCGAACCTGCCGCTTCCGGTTTTGGAGACCGGCGCTCTTCCGACATGAGCTAAAACGGCATGAAAAAAGCACTGGGCAAATTTTGCACAGTGCTTAAAAATGGGCAAAAGAAAACCACGGTGCGTGTGCATCGTGGTTTAGTTGATATTATGAATTACGGCGTGCAACAGTAGATTCTGTCGTACACTGCTTCGCCCTCACGAGAAAGAGCTGTCGGCTCGTCATTCTCGTCAAAGGTCGATGTGATGAAATCATCAAGCTCCAAAAGAAGTTCATCCAGACTTTTGCAGTTTACCGCGCTGGGAACATGCTTCTTCAAAAACTCCTTGGAATCAGGATCTAAATCTTCAAAACAAAAGGTCATTTCTGCTCACTCCTTGGATTCAGCTGAATCAGCTGTCCCGTGTCTGGGTTTATCGTGACGATCGCTTTGCCAATAAGGCGCACGCTTCGCTTTCCTCTTGAATCCGTTTTTACAGGGTTGATGCGCTCAGGATTCAAAACGGTATCACGCATGGCTTCATAGCCAACACCGCTTCGCCGGATGATTTTAAGGTCATATTTTAACTTATCGGGGTCGACCAATGTGCCGAACATACGCTCCATGAAATGGGCGGTATGTCCGGTAATAACAGTACCATCCGCAGTAGTCTTGCCAACAAGCTCGGTCTGGATGCGCTCGTGCGTACTCTTGTACAGGTCAAAACCTGCAAGCGGCGAAAGCCAGCCACTTTTTACGCTGTTGGCATATTGCATCAGCAACCGATATTCTTCGGTATTATTATACCGTGCATCATAATATTTTGCAACGGTATTCAGGCTGGTACTCTGCGCATTGATAGACTTGAGCCAGTCGGTGTGATGCGCCTGAGATTTTGCACTTGCCCTACTGGCTTCACTCCTGCCGAACTTCGGCACGCTGACACGGGCGCTGTCCACTCTGCCGCCGGTGGCCTTGGTGAAATCACTCAGGCTCTGGCGGGCGGCTTTCAGGCGCACAGCGCTGTCAGTGGTGTCCAGCCCGGCGGCGTCCTCGGCCAGATACCGCTTTTTCCAGCGGCGGACGTTCCGCTCCCGGGCGCGCTGCATCTGGGATATCTCGTAAGCGGTGTACTTTTTGCCGTTCCACTCGATGTCCCGGGCGTTCAGCTCCCGCAGCTGCTCCTGCGTCCATTGGGGCGGGTCGCCCAGCTCCGGGAACACCGCGAAAAAGGTGTGGCGGCAGTTCCAGCCGCAAAGGCCTGCGCCGGTGCCGTAGCCGGTGGCAGCTTCAAAATCCGGGTAGTGCTTGCCCTTGTAGTCCACCGCGCCGCCCCGGTGAAAGCGCCTGCCCTGCCACTCTGCATGAGAAGGACGGGCACCGCCGTGGGCGGTCGTCTCCACAAATTCGCAGCCCATTTCGTCCATGCGGGCCACCTGCAGCTTGCCAGTCGTCTGGTTTACACCGGTGAGCACGGCACGGCGGGCGGCCACCTCGATGCTGTCCTTGTGGCCGCTGGGATATGTGACCATGGGCATGTCGTCTGCAAGGCTGTCCACAGCCTGTTTGACGGCGGTTTTGTAGTCGAAGGCACCGGTGCTCACCTTGAGCCATGCAGCGTCCAGTGTGCGTTCAAAGGCCCCTGTGACGGTGTTTGCCGTGGTGGCGGTGAGGTTCTGCCATGTGCCGCAGGTCTGGCGGGCACCGGCGTCTAACAAATTGTTCAGGGCGGCGCTCTCTTCAAAAGGGGGCGGCTCCATGTCGTAGTGGTAATAGATCGCATCTTCACGCTCTAAGGCTTCGGTCGCGGTCTGCAAAAGCAGCTTGCGGATGGCCGTTTCGCTCTTGCCGGTGTACTTCGCCAGCAGCTTCACCACGTCGTTGCGCACCGCTTCGGTCTGCTGGTAGCGCCACAGCTGCCAGTTAGCGGTGGGGGTCACGGCGTCCATCTTGCCGATGCGCCGGGCAACGTCCTGTAAGATCGCGTCCTCGACCTGCTGCCAGAGCTGCACAAAGGCATCCGGCATCTGGTCGAGATAAGACGGCGGCAGCATCAGGCACCCCCGAAGGTGAGGGCTTCGTCAGTGCGGCTGTCTGCCTTGGCTTCTTCTGTCCACTGGTGGGCTTCCTCCTCGCTCAGGCTGTACCGGGCGGCGAGGTAGCGGCAGCGGGGCACAAGGCCCGCAATGGCGTCCTCCCGCAGCTGGTTTGTGCGTTCCTGCTCACTGACGATGTAACTGTCGTCCCAGTTGACGGAAATGCTGGTCTCCGGGTCCACCGGTGCGCCCAGCAGGTTCTTTGCCGCCCACAGCATGGCACGCAGAATGCCGATCAGTGCCGTCTCGATGGGGATCTGGTTCTTGTTGGCGTTCTGCACCAGATCCTGACGGCTGCCGGTGTACTCGGTGGCGGTGGTCACGGTGCCCTGATCGAACTTATAGCGGTGGCAGCCCAGTTTGCACTTGAAGCTCATCATGTCCAGCGCGTCCTGCACCGCCTGATGGTTGGAAGCGGTGCGCAGGTCGGGGTTATACTCACGCCATGCAGCGGGCTGGTCGATGCCGCCTTCCGGCGTGGGCAGCTCGTAGAAGATCTGCCGGTGGACGGCATCCGGAGGCACGGCGTGCTCGGTGCCTTCCTTGTCCACCCACTTGCGGCACAGGGAGCGGTCATAGAAGATCTTCTTGCCGCCGAGGCGGATGTCCTGCCGGTAGTTGTCGAAGGCGTAGTCCACCATCTGTGCCGCGTCCAGCGCCTCGGAGAAGATGCTCATGCCCAGCCCCATGCCGCCGTCAAGGTTCTTGACAGCAGCCGGGCTGAACAGGCTGAACCATGCCGGTGCGCCGGTGACCGTGATGCTCTTTACCGTGCCCGGCGGGGTCTTGTCCTCGGGGATCTTCGCGAATTTCGGAGTGCCGGAGATATCGTCCGTCACCTCAAACCATTCGTTGGTGATGGCGCGGCTGCCGTTCCTGACCGTGTGGGTCTGCAGGTAGACGGCAGGCTTGCCGCCCATCATGCACTCGGACACAAAGGCCGCTTCGGTCACAACGCCGCGCTCCACGCTGATGGGCAGGATGCAGCAGGCGGGGTCGTAGTCCAGCCGGATGCTCCCCTGCGGCGAAGGCAGAGCGTTGCCGGAGGCATCCACCGTCAGGTTCTCCACGCTCATCACAAAAGCGCCGGTGCCCGACCAGTAGGCCTGCTCAACAAGCCGGTTTGCGTTCTCCCAGAAATGCAGCTGCCGCAAAAGGCCGCCGGTCTGCTGTTCATCGCTGCCCAGCAGATAGGCAGAGGTGGATGCATCGCCAATCTGGAGAGTGGTCTTGTCGTTGAGCAGCAGGTTTGCCCAGTCCTCGCAGACGTGCTTCGGCATCCGCAGGGAAGCCAGACGCCGCGAAATGGTGCTGCCGTCCGGTGTGTCCTCTTTCTGGTCGTGGATGTCGGGCACGTCGCCCTTCCACCACTGCCGCCAGACTTCGATGTTGCCGTAGTAGTCCGCATCGAGGTGAAGATGCTTTGTTTTGTTCAGGTAATCGATAAAAGCGGCAACGTTCATCTTGCAGTCAGTCTCCTGTAATCGCGTTCGATGGTGTACTCGAACGCATCCAATGTATCAATGTCGGTGGTGCCGTCGTCCAGACGTTCATCCACGCCGGGGTGCTTCTGGCTCCAAAGAGCCGCAGCAAGCGCATCCCGCAGGGTGGCGGCTTCCGGCATATACCAAAAGCGCCCGCCACCCATGAGAATGGATGTCAGGCGGATGCGGTCGATGATCTGGATCTTGGCGGAGTTGTTGACCCGGTCGGCCAGCCAGCTCAGGCGGGAGGCACGCAGCCGGGTTCGGATGTGGTTGATCAGCGTCTGTTCGGCGCTGTCGCAGAAAAGATAGTGGATCTCGCCGTACCGTGCGAACACGGCGGTGCAGAACTCAATGAGCTGCGCGGCGAGGAAGTCTGCATCCTGATTCTTCGGGTCGATGCGGGCGGATGCCAGACCCACGACCCCCGCGTAGTAGGGCAGAATGCCGGTGGCCACGAATGCGTGCCGGGAGCCGTTGCCGCCGAAGTCCACCCCGATGTGGATGAGCCACGGGCGGCAGGGTTTGTCCGCAGGCCAGAGGAAACGCCCATCCCCGGCGGCAATGCTGTCCGCAAAGGGCCGGTAGATGATACCGCCCGCTGCAGCCCACTGGCCGAGGATAAAGCGGTTATAGTAGACCGTGCCCGCGTACTCCTTTTTCAGCTGAGCCACGAACTCCGGCGGCAGAGTGGGGTTGTCGTCGATGGTGTAGGCCTGACAGTAGATGTCCGCGTCGCTGTCCAGAAACTGCTTGAACCAGTGCTGGGGATTATCCGGGTTGCAGGTGCCGTCAAAATGGCTGTGCGGACAGGACAGACGGCTTTTCAGCATCTGAAATACACCTTCGTCCCATGTGGTGATCTCGTCCCCATAGGCGTACTCGAAGGCTGCGCCCTGAATGCGGGCAATGTGCTTTTTGTTGTCGGCACCCAGCACGTACACTTTGCGGCCGAACAGCTGCACGATATTGCCGGACGCTGAGGTGCGCACCACGCCCACAAGCTCCGGACCCCAGAGGGCCCGCATGGGCTCCAGCACGTTGCGTTCCAGCGTGCCGAGGGTGTTGCCCAGCATGACGCAAAGGCCCTCGTCCCGGGCCGCGCAGATGCGCTTGGGGATGGTAACAGCGCAGTCCAGATAGGTCTTGCCGGAGCGGGTGGCCCCAGTCTTGACGTTCCAGCGGTGGGAGCAATTGCGAAGGAACTCCTGCTGAAACTCAGTCAATGGCACTGTCCACACCTCCCAGCAGCTTGCGAGCCGCTTCCAGTGCATCCGCCGCCGGGTCCTCCTGCACGGTCTCCTCGCCCAGCATCTTCAGCAGCACCCCGGCGGCACGGGCATCACCGCGCTTGGCGGCTTCAGTAATGCCCATGACCACCGACATCTGATTGTCGATGTCCTCATTGTCCACCTCATCCCGCAGCAGGGCATTCACCCGGCGGCGGTCGGTCTCCGGCAGGCTGAGATAGTAGTCGGCGGCTTCTTTCATGCTGCGCTTGCGGCGGCGGGCCGCACCGGAAGCAATGCCGCCCTTCTGGGCGATCTGTCTCTGTTCGCTCTCCGTTCGTTCGTTGAACGGGATGAGGTTTTCTTCGTTGGCCACGTCACCACCTCTCTTGCCGTAAAATCAAAAAGCCGCCCGGAAAACCGAACGGCAAAGATATCAAAAAAAAATAAGCAGCACCCATGCATTCAGTTTGACGGACAGGCGTAAAACGGGCGGGTGCCGCTGCATCTGGAACTTTCGCGGCCAGATGCCCCGCTATGCTTTGCACAGCCGTCCCCCGACTGTACATTGCATGGCGCTCTGGGCAGGCCTTGAACCTGCAACCTACGGTTTTGGAGACCATCGCTCTGCCAATTGAGCTACCAGAGTAAAAAGCCGCCCTTGGAATCGAACCAGCCGTGTCTACACACACGCGCCGCGCTCCAAACTGCGCTCAGGCGGCCATATAAAAACAGCTCCGGTTCGCCGCCGGGGCTGTTGGTTGGCGCACATCCTGTCAGGAAAGCTACACCTTGGCAAGGATTCTAAGGCCTTTTCTTGGCACGGGAGGTTACACGTGCGGCCTTTCGGGTTGTCTGGTCCATGCGCCATACGGTGCGATACGGCGGAATCGAACCGCCTCCTGTCTCTCATGAGCGGCAGGCTGCCTTTGTTTCAGTGTATCGCATAGAAGCAGTCCGCGAAACGGAAGAGAGAAAAATGCATGCAAAGCCAAAAGGAGGAAATTATCATGGAGGTTCGTTTCGGAGACTGCGTAGAAGCGGCGCTCCGCTGTGCGCGGTTCCGCTTGTACTGATTTTACCTTACTTCACCCCGTTTCGGGAGTGCCGGGGCATCACAAAATAAACGGTGCCTTTCTATGCAATTTGTACAATTCATACAGTGCTGAAGTCTGGCCAGATCTCTGCAAGAGCTTTGCAACCCCGGTTAATACGCTTCCTGACAATATCAACACCGGAAACCCCGGTTTCATCGGCAATCTGATCCTGCGTTTTTCCATTAACGTAAAAATCTACGATCGCATTTGCGCACTCTGTAGCAACGACAAGGCAATATGCCCGCTTTGTTGCCTCGTTCTGCAACGCTGTCAGCCGCTTCACCATCTCTCGATACCGCGTCTGCTCCTCAATGATATCCACAGCAGCATTACCGATTTTGTCTCCGTTTCCTGACGCAGTAGGCATACCGGAAAGGTTCTGCGTAATCTTGGTAGCGCTGCCATAGATCCTGTGAATACGTTCAAGTTGCCTATCCACGTCTATCTTGTAGTCCCTGCACTGTTGAAACCATGCCTTGACATCGCGGTAGTCTACACCGTCTCGCTTTTCATTTTCAGGTGCACATGTGAAGATCATCTTTTTTCTCCTTTACTCCCTCCAAAAATAGCAACACTCCGGGCGCTGCGAACGGGACGCGGTACTCTGCCAAATCCGCAGGGGTGATGTACTTTCGGCCAAACAAGCTCTTCATGTCGCGCCAAACGGCCCACGGGACGCGGTAGAAAGCCCTGCCGCTAAATGAGCAAGTACAAAGGCGACACCTCCGAGGGCTTCTGTGCGGCTCAGACGGAGCGCTTGTGCGGCCAACACACGATCAAAGGTCAGCCGGTCACTGTCAGTGTGCTTTGCTTCAAAATTGATGGCTCTTCCGCCTTTGAGAACGCCCTTGTAGTCCGGCTGGGCCTGTTTCGTGTAGCAGGCAAGGAACCGGCCAGCACGGTCTGGGCTTCCGATCGGACGCATAGGTTCCGGGGTCTTTTCGATGTCTGCAAGGCCGATGGATCTGTAATAGGCGCAGGCATTGTCAATGATGCTTTCAAAGCCAGCGCCCTCTGCGCGGCTTCGGGCACCGGTATAGCTGCGGCGAATACTGGCAGCCGTTCTTCGGTTATTCATTGCTCAATTCCTCCACATAGCACCAGCTTTGGGGCGGACGACGGAGTCTAAGGCCATCCAGTCCATAGCAAAATGCGCAGTGTACATCTTTCTTCTTGCCAATTGCGCATTTCTTGCACCACAGTTCGTTTTCCTCGACAGCACGGTGAAAGCACATGATGTCTTTCGGCTGATTATAAATTTTCAGGTCAGAGATGTGCCAGCCGTAGCCATTACGACCTTGCAGATATTTTTTAGCGGCTGCTTCGGTCAGACAGGCAGCTTGAAGCAGTTCGCCAGCTGGTTTATACCACCCGTCCAATGTCAAAATGTTTATGTCCATCATCGTTCCGACGTGGACGAGCTTGTCGATTTTATCGCATGTAAACTCGCCAATGATATTGCCATCCAACCGCCGCCATCCTTTGCCCGGGACAATTAGGAGCCAGCCTATTTTGGATTTGCTTTTCGTGCAATAGACATAGCACTTAAATGGAGTCTCCAGCTTCGGGCTGGTCCTGCGCACCTCAAGGGTCTTTTGCCTCCGAATGATGAGGTCGCACCATTCAGGCCGGATACTCAAAAGGACTGCTTTCATGCTCGTACCTCTCCCTTCAGTAATACTCGATCTCCACCAGAGATGTGGATACCAGCTCAAATCGTCCATCTTCCAGAGGGATTTGCAGGAGCTGGTACTCTCGCTCTGAAGAAAGTTTCGGGTCTGGCACCAGCTCACCAAAGTTGTCCACGGTAATGGTGTACTTCGGCTTACGCCTACCGGCATAGCCAACTTTTTCAATTGCCGGGGAGTAGACCGTGACATGGTAGCAAGGGTGGTCAGCAGTTTCAGCTTCAGTTTTAGTTTCAGCATCAGCAGATGTCGAACTACAGGATGTAAACCACAGCGTCACAATTAGCAATGCTGCTGACACGATAAAGCAGACCATTCTCTTTTCGGTTTTCATGCTTCACTTCTCCTCCTCAAAAGTCCCAGTCGGAAGGAACACCGAGACGGCATTCTCCATCGCCATCGTTACTGGTCGGCTTATCGAACGGGCACCCCGGGCAGCCATTTCCAGCCGCCAAATGGCAATGGCAAAAATCCATCAAATAATGGGCCATGTCCTCCGGACTCATAGTGTCGGTTTCAGGGTTAGATTTCGCTTGATCATTCATCGTCGCCCCTCCAATACTCCACAAAATAGGTCAAAGTAGATTTGCCGCTGCGCTTTTCCTTTCCCACGCGGACGGTGTAGCCGTTCATCGACAGGACGACGACCAGCGCTTTCCGGTCCTCCACCTTGTCGCAGTCAATCTTGTAATGCTGTGACATGTATTCATCCTCCGTGCCGCTACTTGTATAATCAGCAGCGGTTTATGTAACTGTGTTTGTATTTCAGACCTTGAGATCGCTTTGCGGGCGTTCCAGCCAGTCGCGGACGGTATCTTCGGACGGCGCGCCGTCGTCGCACAAGGCCAGAACCGCCGGAACCAGCTTCCGGGCCATTTCTTCGTCATCCATGTCACGGATAGTGTCTCCGATCGTGGTCTGATCGCTCGTTCTGATTTCCAGCGCCAGCTTCACGACGGAGCCGTCCTGACGGGTCCACGAGCAAATAAGGCTCTGGCCGCCGATCTTTTCCAATGTGGTCAACATCGTATCGCGACAGGCGGCGATAATCGTTTCAGCTCTTTCCATTACCTGTACTCCTTTCCGGTGGCCTTGTCCCTCAGCGGGATGCGGCCTATGATCTCGAACCCTGCGATACCGGCCATCTGGCGCAGCAGGGGAACGATGTCTCCGATTCTGTCAAGCCGGGCGGCTTCCTTCTGGTACTCGTCCCGGCAGATGTTGCGCATGGCTGCGGTCGGTGTCGGGTCTGCATAGTGCTCGGCATTCCGGCCCATATTTTCCTTGCTCATGTTCTCACCCTCTCTCTTCCCACAAATACGCCCGAGAACAGGCGTTCTCCGATGGTATAGTGATAATACCGGTGTCCTGCCGGAACGCCGTCTGCAGGGCCATCTGCCGGTCTGAGCACCATCGGATGACTAGCGACCTGAACGACATACTCACCGCCCTGCACAAGCCGCTGCATCCAGCTTTCTGCAGGTGTAGCATCAACCCGGCTTCCATCCATACAGCAGACTGCTACGGCAGGCGGAACAGGGGACAGCATTGTGAAAAGCGAAAGCTGTTCGACTTCAATCACGGCGCACCTCCTACTTTGTAGATCAGAGCCACAGCAAGCATCCAAATCATAAAAGCGGTAGTTGCTGCAAGAGCTATGGGGTGATCGCGCAGCAGCCAGACAAGCGCATAGCAGACTGCCATGATAGCTGCAACAACAGCAACCATAAACGTTGCGGCGAACATCGCAAATCCTAATGTCATGAGCGTTTTTCCTCCGGCAGTTCAGGCATCGGCATCCAAAGAGGAAAAGTATCCGGTGCACCTGCCACGATGTCCCACGTTGCTGATTGAGCAAAAGTCGCATCCATGTACTTCACGAGAACTTTTCCGTGCGCAGAATCTTTTTCAGTCGGCGGCTCTTCTGCGGTCTTGCGCCAACGCTGGACATCAGGGACGGCTGCCGTCGGAGTGCTTTCAACAATGCAAACAAGCTGTTCCAACTCGTTCTCCATGTATGGGTTATACCAGCCGCCCAGGATTTCCGGGGCCATGTCGCGGATTCTCTGGATCACGTCCTCCGCGTAGACCATACGTTTTTCGCTCATTTTGTAATCTCCTCCGGCGGCAGCGGCATCCAGCCCACCACGGGGCGGTCTATCTTGTTGTTGTAAACGTCGTCCGGGTTGAAGTGGCGGTATTCCCACCAGCCTTTCGGGATTTTGTAGTCGTCCCGCTCCTCGTCGTATGTCCCCCAATCGGGAAGGTCTTCCCAATACCATGCGCTATCTTGTAAAAAAACGCTCCCGTCTTCATAGTGCGCTGTCGTAATACTGTATCCGTCAATATCGTTGCGGTACAAAATCAGCACTTCGGTTTCGACCTTGGGCGGGTCCGTTTCAGGGTTGCGCCATGTCGGCTGCAGTGTTTCCGGGTCAATGGTTGGTGCGCTACTCACCATGTCCGCACAGCTTTCGGCGGTGCTTTCACACTCGTTTGTGGTTTCACAACCAACGTACCGAGCATATTCCAGCATTTCCTTTTCGAGAGAAATTGCGTCAATCAGCCTAACTTCATCCATCGTCCCATCCCCCTCACTTCACAGACGGGTTTACACGTTCCACCAGCTCACAGCCGGGCACTGTCGTGCCGGTCTTGAGCAGGGCCGCAATGGCCGTCTTGTTGGGTGTGCGGGTGGTCTTCTCGGTCATGTACTCGGCAGGAACTGCAGCCTCATCCAGCACGCAGACGACCTTGCTGCGGCGAAAGCTCACCGCGCACCGGTCACTGCTGAAGTTCTGCCCACCCAAAGCATCGGTCAGATAGTGCTTGAGACTGTCGATCTTGCGCTTTGCGGCTGCCTTGCGGTCAGCAAAAGCCTTTTCCTGCGCTTCAAAGGCCGCAACATCGGCTTCGAGATTCTTTACCCAGCAGGCGATGTTGTCCACCTTCTCGGCCTTTGCCATGTTCAGCTCTTCCAGCCGGTCGATGTCCATAACCTCGCCGGTCTCCTGATCGATGCAGTCCAAAATCTGCGAGTTGATCTCATACAGGTTCATAGTGCTTTTTACCTCCATGCGTTCAGAGCACGATAAACGGCCATGAACGGCGTTTTGCGTTTTGTGGTATAAAACTTTGCCGGTTTACCCTAAAACCATGCTCAGAGGGCCGCGTATGCCGGTCTGAGCGCGTGTGTACCGGCTATTGCTTTTTCAACGGCCTTCGCCGGGCTGCGTCTGCCAGAAAATTCTTTGCATTTTCGGCTTCCTCTGCCGGGCGGCTTGCCATGAACGCCCGGTTGCGCGGGGCATTCGCCTTTTTTGCTTCATCCCTATCACGGGATATCCACCCGGATGCTGCTGCCTTCCAGTTTTTCATGGGATTCCGGCCCACCTTCCAGCCGTTGGATTCGTAATAGGCATGGAACCGAATAGCCTGACCTTCCGTTCCGCCCTTCTCCGCAAAGTAACTTTTCACCGTTTCAACATCAGGCGGTGAAAACCTGCTTTTGAGGGTAGGGGGCAGCGCTTCAGCGCTATTACTATCAGATACTTTAGTATCTGAATTATTATTATTTTTGTTTTTATTATAGGTTTTATCGGTTTCTGTGGGTTTCTCGGAAAACCCATGGGTTTCTGTGAGTTCTTCTGCAATCCCGTCGGTTTCAGTGGCTTTTCTGGGCCTTCCGCCTTTTTTACCATTTTGTCGATTTGCAAAAATAGAGCGTTGGTACGTCTCAATGCTCCCGTTCATTGCTTCTCGCTGGGATTCAAACGCCACCTGTTCGATAAGCTCAAGGCCTTCCGGTTCGCTCCCGGTTTCCACATAGGCCCGCATAGCGTTCACGACATGACGGAACTCTGAATCTGGCAGAATATCCAACATCTTGAACGATGTGAACAGGATCAGCAGCCCTTTCGGGCGGGACATTTCGATATCGTCCACCACTAACCACCTCCTTTCCGTTTTTGAAAACCAAATGGTTTTTGAAAAAACCGATGGGTTTTCTTGGGTTTTTACAGGTCAATGATCTTAACCTCTAATGGCTGCGACCTCTGCATCTGACAGACCCTTACTGAGAAGAAGCTTTGCCTTGCGCACCTCTTCCGGCATAATATATCTTGTTGCTGACATTTTTCTCTCCCTCATTTCTGCCGCTCAGAACGGCAAATCTTCATCATCGTTGATAACGGCAAAATCGTCCGTGCCGGTCTCAGCCGCCTGCTGGGCGCTCTGAGCGTTTCTAGCTTCGCGGGAATAACTTTCCGTCTGTTCATCAAACCCCCGTGTAGACGTGCTGTCAGGGGCTTTCGAGCCGCAAAAGCTTGCCTCCCGCACCTGAATCTCATAGGCAGTGCGGTTGTTGCCCTGCTTGTCCTGATATTTCCGGGTCTGCAAGCTGCCATTGACGGCGATCATGCTGCCCTTACTGAAATACTGGGACACGAACTGTGCCGTTTTGCCCCATGCAACGCAGGGCAAGAAATCCGTCTCGCGCTGGCCATTTGCAGAATAGCTGCGTTCGCAGGCGATATCAAAAGAGCAGACTTCCCTGCCGCTTGTGGTGGTGCGGAGTTCCGGGGTGTGGGTCAGGCGGCCCATAATTGCAATCGTGTTCAGCATAGATCAGTCCTCCTTCGGCTGTTTCTGGGCACACGTCCAGCACAGGACGCGCCCAAACTTCTTCTTGGTGCTTGCGGCGGTCTCTGCCGGTTCCACGGTGCGGCCCTTATAGGTCACCGGCTGCAAGGGCTTGCCGCAGCAGGCGCAGACAAAAGACTTTTCCTGTACAGGCTGCGATTTCGGAGCAGGAGCTTCACGCTTCGGAGCAGGAGCTTCACGCTTCTGAGCAGGCTGCTTCTGCGGCTTGTTCACACCTGCGGGGTTTCGACCTTCTGCCGCATGATACTCGTCCGTGTCGGCATCCTTGGTATCGTCGATGCAGAACAGGCCGTTCAGGGCATACTTGCGGGCGTAGCTGCTGGATGTTCCCGTCACCTGTGCAGCGTCCATCTTGGTTTTTTGCTCCGGCTCTCTTGCGTATGCCTTCACGGAAATGCAGCCGCCATCCAGAGATTCCAATTTTGCAGTGGCTTCGATGTAGTGCCACCCCTCAAGAACCTTCGGTTCATCGGAGAGCGTAAGCAGCAGGTCATGAGCCTTGAGAATAGGCTTCACTGCTTCCAAAATGTCCTCACAGGAACGATACCTGTACCCGCCGAAGGTGTTCATCTGCCCTTTAGGGGCCTTGAGTTCGCTCTGCACAGCGGCCAGAGCGGCGTAAATGCTTGTGCTTTCCATTACTCTTCATCCTCCTGATCTTCGGTCTGTTCTGCCCCTCGCTGCAGGAAATAGTAGTCATCCGGCGGCTCAAGTGCCGGGCCGAATCCGTCAAGGGCGAGATCATACATCGGGTTCATACTGTCACCTCCGGTGCCGGGTCAATGGCGACAGGGGAGGCATCCGGTGCTGGAATCAGCTTTCCAGCGGTCAAACGCTGCGGAGCAGGGGAGTGCTGCGTTTCACTTGCAGGCTTCCCGAACTTGACCTCGGCACCCAGATCTTTGACCTCGACCGTGACGCGCAGGCGGTACAGGCTTCCTGCTTGACCGAGGGTAGAATAGACATCGTTCATCAGCTTGTCGATGACTTCCGGGACATAGTTCCCGCCCACAAACCTGCCGTCGCTCGAAAAGCGGCCCTGAATCTCAACATAATTTTTTTCCATCTGTAAAAACCTCCGATTTTGTGGTATCATCGGGGTGATGAAGTCGTTCAAACTCACCATCCCTTGCAGCTCGTCGGTGTTGGCGCACCGGCGGGCTTTTTTCGTATAGTGCGTACCGGCGGCAGGCTGTCCACCTCGCTGCGGTCGATACGTTCCCGCGCAAATGTGTACTTGTAAGTTCGATGGCTGCCGCTGAGCCCATGGCTGACGGCAGACGCAAAGCTGTTCGCGCTCTTGTAGCCCAGCCGCCGGGCACACATCTCAGACGTGCCGGATGCCAGCAGATCGCCGGTTTTGGCATCCCAGACGGTGTACCACATGACGCTGGTAGCGTTTTCATTACGCGCCCTATAATCCCTGCAATATTGGTTGTGGCGCTCTCTGCGGCAGGAAGCGCAAAAGCGCAGGTTGCCAGCAACATTTTCCATCACCTTGCCGCAGTCCAAACAAACGCGGGTAAAGTGCTTTCCTTTATTCATGGGTGGTGTCAGCCCGCCTTCCTGCCGCTCTTCACGGTATTGGCCTGCGGCTTGTGAATCTTGCGGGGCCGCTTCTCACGCGCTTCGGCTGCAAAGCCCAGCCGCATGAAGAACACCGCCAGCAGAATCAGCACCATAGCCGTAATGAACGCACCGTCCGAAATGGTGCCGCCGGTCTGACAGGTGCCCTCGAGGCCCATGCTGTACAGCAGGCCCGTCGCAAAGCTCCCCATTGCAAGCCAGTACCAAACGCCAGATTTGATTCTCATGCGGATTCTCCTTTCTCAACAGTAGGGAAGAACAGCTCCCCGATTTCGTCCTGCCGGATGTCCAACAGTTCACAAATTGCTACGATCTCTTTACTTGTCCACGGCTGGTGCCCGTTCATCCGGGCGCTCATAGTGTACCGGCCAATGCCGCTATGTTCAGCGACTTCCTGATCGCGGTAGCCGCAGCTGTGGAACCGCCCCCGCAGCTTCCAGTACGGAATCTGCCGGAAGGTGCCCTGTACGACCTTCATCATGCTTTTTCGACCTCTTTTCTTTGATGTGTGCCAGCCGTGCAGGCTGGTTCTTGTCCCAGCGGGCTTCCCGCCAGTATTTGTTCCGCCCGTTCATCAGGCGGTCTCCTTGCCAAGACGCTGCTCCTTCTCCTGCTCGCTCAAAAGCTCGCGGGGGTAAACGTTCAGCGTGTCGGCAATGGCCTTGAGCGTCCGGGGGCTGGTGCCGCCCTTCTTTTTGATGTAGTAGTAGGTAGCCCGCTCAAGGCCAGCAGCCTGCATCAGCTCGGTAACATTTACTCCCCGTAAAATCATCAGGGATTCAATTTTTTTCATGTTTACCTTCAAATTATCACCTTCTTTCACGCTTCCAGCCGCTTTGCCCGGCCATTCAGGAACTGGTTCACAAAGTAAATCTGTCCCTTTCCAGTCACCTTCGGGGTCTTGTTGATGCTGGTGTGGCCGTCCGAGTGCACCACGGTGGTCTCCTTGATCTCAAACAGGCACATTTCCACGGCCCGCTGGGTGGGCATATTATAGTCGCTGCGCTTGGGGTCGCGGATCAGATAGCCGTGCTCACGCATCCAGCTGAACAGCCGGTTCTGCCCGATCTGCACGCCGTTCTGGCACAGCAGCTTTGCCAGTTCGCCCACAAGGATGCTCTTCTTGCTGGCGCTTACAGCATCCGCAAAGATGCCCTTCGGGGTCAGCTCTGCAATCTGAGCGTCCTTGTGTTCCAGCTCGTCGTGGGCGGCAATGAGGGCCTGTGCCATCAACTCGGCGCGGGAAAGCTGCGGGCGCTGTGCCAGCTGCTTCTCCATCTCGTTGAAGGCTTGGATGTACTTCAACTTCCACTGCACGGCTTCCTTGCCGGTAAAGCCCATGGCCAGCAGGGAAAAGCCGTCGCGGTTCATGAGGTACTCGGGGAAGCGCTGGCCGCGATACTCAAATGCGGTCTCATGGAAGAATTTAGTGGCCGAATTTTCGGCTGCTAAAATTTGACGAATGGCCGCCAGAACGTGCTTGTGCTCCTTGCCGAAGCGTTTGGCGACCTCCCGGCTGGATGCCACTGGTTCGCCGTTCTGGGTGGATAAGATAATTTCGTTCATGGTGAAGATGTACCTCCTTGTGGGTGACTCCCTTCTGCGGTAGAATAGGGCAGAAGGGAGGTGATAAAATGCAAAATTTTTACGAGTTGAGCTCTGCAGCTCAGACGGCAGCATACCAGCTGTCAGAACTCAGCAATTATGTGTCCGAAGCAGCGAAAATGGCGGATTCTGTTCGCATGGTGAGCAACCAGATGAAATCGATTTACCAAACCGCAGAATGGAACAACATGGCGTACCGCTTGGCGAAAGATGCCAGATTATGTGTGCCAGAGTATCAACTATCCAATCTCGCCAAGAATCTGGCTGGTCAGGCCAGAGCAGATCTCAATTTCACCAATCAGATTTCGGCGCTCTACGGATCGGCAATGGAAAGTCCCGCTTTCCGGTTATCGACAGAAATGCTGAATTCCAATGTGCTAAATCTCACCACCGCACTCCGAACAAGCAACATTACAAATCTTTACTCAAATGCTGCGGCTTTTGCGGATCAGTTAGACTCGATATGGAGCGAAAGTACTTACAGCGAAAAAGAATCCGAAACCGTGCCGCTGGCAAGTACTCAAGCTGTTCTGGATGAAGTCGAACCACTTCTACCTACAGAGGCGGTTGAAACTATCAACGCCAAAATCGCCGAAGTAAAAACTCCGGATAATGCAATCCCCCAAAAAGACTGGGTTGGAATTATCAGCATCATCGTTACAATTCTTCTGTTTTTGGCAGGTCAGGCATTGTCCAGCGAACATGACAAAAAGGAAGAATCTTCATGGTCTGCAACGGCAGAATATCAACAGGAAATGCTCGAAATACAGCGAGAGGAAGCAGAAAGGTCAGAAAACTTCAGACAGCGCACGGAGGAGCATTTCAAAATCGTTGAGGATACGAATGAGCGAATCGCCGAGGCTTTGGAGATGCTCGCCAACCAGAGCGTTGAATTGGATGATCGAGGTCAAAGTGTCCTCGATTCGGATGATTCTAAAGATGATGCAGAGGATCAAGATTCCATACAGGCCGCTCAGCAGGAACAAGCCGATGCTGAGGATTGACCTGCTCCGTTTAAGCTCCTGAACTTCCTTTTCTATCTTCACCCAGCGTTCCTCTTTCGCAGGTTCGCTGGGCTTTTTGTTGTTGTTCATGTGGATTTGTACCTCCTTGTATTCACTTCACTTTCGCTGTAAAATAAAAAGACGGAAAGGAGGTGAATGGAAAAATGATTTTTGAAAATTTTTTAAGAATGCATGGTCTGAATATGCAAATTGAGCGAGATGGTGAAATTATTGCAACCGTTCCAGGTTTGCCAAACCGAGAAACGGCAACGAACCGTCAGTACGTTGGATTTCGCCCAAAAACCGATATTAAAATAGACGATGTTATTATCACTCCGGTCAATGAACGGCTTTATGTAACGGAAACGCAGGCATCGTTCTTCCAAAAGCAGCAGGAAGAAATAAAAGCGTTCTATATGACCGAAGTCGAGAAAAAGCGAAAAGAAACCGAACAGCGTCAGAGTAATATTTATAATATCGGTACAGCTTACGGTTCTGTAATTGGAACAGCCAATACAGCGACCATCAACTACCAGACGAATTTTCAGGAACTGCGGGAAAGGGCAGAAGCTGAAGATGCACCGGACAAAGAGCAAGTCCAGAAGTTAGTTGATCTTGTTGAGATGATCGTAAATGACCAGATTCCTCCGCAGAAGGGATTGTTGTCCAAGTTTTCCGAAACGATGGAACGTCACTCGTGGATTACAAGTGCTGTTGCATCTGCGCTTGTATCGTGGTTGACACAACTTCCGCACTGATCTCGATGGTCAAGTTTAACAATGCTTTTCCATTGCTGGACTGAACCAACGAATAATCCTTCACGTTCTGGATAACCGTTCCGTCTATCTGGCAGCTAAAACGATTGTCCAAGTGCGACAGCTGAATCTCTTGCGCCCCGCGCTTCTCTTCCTTAGGAGCGTGGGGCCTTTTGCTGTTGCTCATCTTCTTCACCTCCTTTGGATGAACTTGCAAAAGTGTAATTAAATTCCACTTTTCTTGCAAAAAAATATGGAATCACGCTGCTGCATGTCCATGCCGAGAGTATTGGCCAGAGTGTCAATTTCACTGGCCTTAAACTCGGTCTCGTTATCAATTTTCATCTGCAAAGCATACGGTGTCAGGCCCATAATTTCGGCAATGGCCTTATATTTAAGCCCGGAATCTGCAATGATGGAACGCAGCGCATTGGTGTCGGTCATGGTTGTCACCTCCTTTCAAAGTGGAATTGAATTCCACTAACCACATAATAGCACCGAGTGGAAATAAAGTCAACCTTTTTTGAGGAAAAAATAAAAAATACTTGAATATTATTCCACTCTATGATAAGATAAGAGCGAAGGTTGGTGATTTTATGGCAACTCTATACGACAGAATCAAAAGCCGCCGCACGGAGCTTGGCTTAACAGTCGAAGAACTGGCTCACAAGATGGGCTATAAAGATAAATCTTCTATAAGTAAGATTGAAAATGGTAAAGCCGATATCCCACAATCAAAAATTGCAGCATTTGCTGATGCGCTGCAGACCACCCCCGCCTACCTGATGGGCTGGGAAGAACAGCCGGAGCCCAAGAAGCCTACCATCCCCCCGGGCTTTGAGCCGATGCCAAAGATGAAGAAGATCCCGCTGATCGGCAGCATTGCCTGTGGGGAACCCATCACGGCAGAGCAGAACATTGAAAAAATGGTGGATGTGCCGGAGAACATCCGGTGCGATTTTTCCCTGACCTGCCACGGTGACAGCATGGTGGATGCCGGCATTCACGATAAAGACGTGGTGTATATCCGCATCCAGCCGGAGGTTGAAAACGGCGAGATTGCCGCAGTGCGCATTGACGGCGAAGCTACCCTCAAGCGGGTATATTACAACCCCGGCACGCTGACCCTGATGCCCGCAAACCCGGCCTATGCGCCCATGGTTTATACCGGCTCCCAACTGGAAGAGGTGCACATTGAGGGCAAAGCCGTAGGTTGGACGCACTGGGTAGGGTAATTTTGGATTATCGGAGTCATTCCAGTCTATATAGCGAAGGAGTGTTATGTATGAAGAAAACTATGAAAAAGACCGCTGCAGCGCTGTGCATTGCCGCAACGCTTGTATCTGTGGCAGCGCCGGCAATGGCTGTCAGCCCAGCAGAATATATGAGCACAGCCGCTCTTGAAGAATGCAATACTGCGACGGTAGCGCAGGTGGAAAGCCTGATCAACCAAATCGGAACCGTCACGACTGCCCGCCGCCCGGCAATTGTGGCTGCTGTAAATGCTTATAACGAATTGGACGATGCAAGCAAGGCGCAGGTCAGTAACTTTGCGGTGTTGGCAGAAGCCCAGCAGGTGCTGGGACTGAAAGACGCTCTTGCAAAGCTGAAAATCAGTTACGATAAGGTCGAGGACGCAAGAAGCTATGTGTCACCCACGGAAGACCGACTGAGCAATCAAGGCAAAAGCTATATACTGCCCTTCTTTGTAAATGGCAGCACCAATGATCCGTCAATGTTTTTCATGGTTCTGTGTAGCGGCAACAAATATGTGTACTTGGACACGATTACGATTCGCGCGGGCGAGTATAAATATACCTACACGATTGATTGGACGGATGTGGATCGTGGCTATGATGGAAAGCAGTACTGGGAACTGACATCTTTTATGGGCGATGATGAAGATATCCAGTGGTTTAAGAATATTTTGAGCGCTGATGAAATCATTATCCGATACAGCGGCGATGGTGGCAGCATCGACCACACAGTCACCCCCGAAGAGCGTCAGGCAATTACGGATGTCTTGAACGCATATGATCTGTTCAAGGCAGCAAGCCCGACTGTGCGCGCAAAGGCTTTGAATAACTGATGTGAACTAAACAAAAACGCCCCCGGTGCTGCGAACACCGAGGGCGCAGAAGGAGAAAATACGGGATGACAAAAGATACCGAAAAGGTCTTGCTGAAACTTTATCGTGCATACACGGAGCGCCGCAAAACCTTGCCGAAGTCTCAGGCAAAATATTTTGCATCAGAAGATGTGTCGGCTGCATTGCCGGGGATCCCGTGGGATGACGTGAGAGAGGCGCTTGCGGAACTGCGTGATGATGGCTATATCGACCTTTACATGATGGGTGCCTGCGATCTGTTTCCGAAGGCTATCGAGTACGGCGAAACGGCTGTCGAACGCGGCATTGACAAGGCGCTGGATGTGTGGAGTAAACTCCATTAACCGAGTTTCAGTTTGTCCACCGAAATGTTCAGCGTCATATCTGCGAGGGGATGGCCCGCATCGCACTGGATGGAGAAGCCTTTGACGCGATGGACTTCAACACCGTTCAACTTCATTTTGAAGTCTTTTTCGTCAAGATAAAGTTCGACGGCATTCTGACGCTCTGACATGATAGCACCTTTCTTTCTGTGTATGAATGAAAAGATTCGTTCACGTTCATTATACATCAAAATTATGCTAAAGTATAGCATAATTTTGATTTGCACAAACAAATAAAAAAACCTCCCCCGGTGTTACCAGCACCGAAGGAGGTTTCCGAACCGCTTGCCCGAAGGCGTCACGGCTCTGTACAGTAGATTTTGGCGAACCTCTGCACAGACTATGATACCACCTCCGGGCAGGCTTGTCAAAGTGTACCCTTGTGTATGGAGGTGGATTTTATGAAAAAACGGGTCAACACGGCGTTTTGGGTCGAGAAGGAAAGCCGCTGGTGCATCGCGGTGCAGAAGAACGGCACCCGCAAACGGTTTTACAGCAGCACGCCTGGCCGCACCGGCCAGCGGGAAGCCAACGCAAAGGCCGATGCCTGGCTTGACGATAGCATCAGAGACGGAAAAAAGAAGGTAGCTGCCCTCTATGCCCAGTGGGTAGAAGAACTGAAGCTGACTTGCGGGACATCCTATGTGACACAATGCCAGCGTTACGGGGACTGCTATATCCTGCCGACCTGTGGGAATATCCGCATTGACGAGTTAACCGAGGGCGATCTTCAAAAGGCCATTGACGTTTCGTTCCGGAAGCGCTCACAGAAAAAGAACCAGCGCAAGCCCATCTCAAACCAGCCGTTGAGCCGAAAGACGCTTATGACGATCCGGGCTGCG